CGAGGCCTTCGATCTGATGCCGGGTCACCATGACGTCGGCGGCGGTCTTGGTCTGCTCAATCTCGATCCTGGACACGCTCTGACTACTGGCTACCAGCGTCGATTCAATGCGCGTGATCGCCTCGGAGTGAGCGGCGAGGGTATCGCCGAGACGTTCTAACGCATCCCCCGCGCGCGCGGCTTGTTCGTCGGTCCGATTCACGGCGTCCGCTAGGGACGATCCGTGGTTAGGGCTGACTTGTGCGCGGATGCGGCGCGCCTGGATGAGTGTAGCGACCGATGCGACAACCGTGGATAGGCCAGTGAGGCCGCCGAGGGCAGTAATGACCTCGGCGGCTCCACTCATTCGCCGCCCCCGGTCGGCGGGACGTGCGCGAGCGCTGTCCCAGTTCCGAGGACCGAGGCCACGAGCGCAACCCAGAGCGGGGCGGTCTCGGACTCAATCACTCCATAGATGACCAGGAGCGGAACGGCGGCGGTCGCGACGCCGTATGCCCACCGTCGCACGGTAGGGGTAAGCCAGCCGATGGGCTGAGGGGTCGCGGCGTGCTTCGGCGTTTCAGTCATGGTCAGAGCGTCCCTTCCACGAGTCGCATTTGAAGTTCGGCGACGGTCGCCATGCCAACATAGCCGTCCATGGGGACGCCGAGGCGGGCCTGGAGGGCCGCGATAGTCTCGGGGCCAACATAGCCGTCCATGGGGACGCCGAGGCGGGCCTGGAGGGCGGAAACAACCTGCGATCCATCCGGGTCGGTCTCGAAGTCCCAACCGGCCCCGGCTGCGGGGAGGTTTTCGCGCCAGGCCGCGTCCTGGCTGGATACGATGCCGTCCACGGGTGTGCCGAGGTAGGCCTGGAGGGCGGCGGTCGTCGCCGGTCCCCACCAGCCGTCCACCTGGAGGCTACCGGGGTCAGGATCGGCGAGCGCGGGCACGGCGGGCCCGCCGCCCTGGATGAGGAGGGCGCGGGCATCGAGCTCATCGAGCCGGGCCTGCCAGCGACCGGGGCACTCCGTGGGGAAGTGTTCCTGATGTCCAGAGAGGGGCAGGTATCCCCATTCTTCGCGGATCGCGGCGATCAACTGTGCGACGGTCTCGAAGTCGTCGTCGTCGCACTCGGGGCGGCACTCGATCCCGATTGTGCACGCATTGTTCCCCATGCAGTGCCACGCACGGTCATAGTCGTGAACGATCTGGGTCACGCGCCCACCGCTGGCCACGTAGTGCGCCGAGGTGTTCCCATCGGGGCGGGCGAGGTAGGAGGCGACGGCGTCGTGAGACTGTCCATCTGCTCCCCAGTGGTGGATAACGATTCCGAGCGGTTCGCCGTAGGGGCGACCGGGGTCAAAGTTCGGTCCCCAATTGGTATCGGTGACAGCGCTATTCACGGTCATGGCTGTGTTTCCTTTCAGTCCTTGAATTCATCGATAGTTGCGACCCAGTCGAAATAGGCATCAGCTGAGTTCGCGCCGCTTGTGTCGTTCCACCCGTAGTAGGTGAAACCTGTAGTCGTGACGTTGTAGATCGCCACGCGTAGGCGCTGATTGGCGCATGAGATCGCAATGTTGGGCACTTTGCGGAACGGCTTCGCGAACGACACTTTGGCTTCATAGCCCTGATTGGGCGAGTATTGGCCAAGAGCGACGCGTCCCTGTTGGCGCGAGGACACGACGCGGTCGATCAGCTGTTTAAGCTCTGCGAAGTTCGCGTTCACGTCTTCGGCGCGGGCGATTTCGCCGGGGACAAACGTTTTCATGGTTGGTCCTTCCTGTATTGGTTGTTCGTGAGGTTCAGGCGTGTTTTCCAGGTCGTCGGTGTGATCGTGTGGGTGACCTGGGTAATGAGGGCGAGAGCGTCTTCGCCGCGCCATTCGATGTTGATTGCCTGGATGGGGTCGAAGGCGGCGGCGGTGGCCATGTGCGCGGCGCGCTCGGCGGGACCGGCGTCGTGCGCGGCCACGAGGCTAACGCTGGAGGGCGCGGGGTCGGCGGTCGCGGCGGCGAGGTAGCGGCGGGCCGTTCTTTCGACGTCGGCGGCTGGGAGGGTGGCGTCAATTGAGATCGCCGATCCTCCCCACGCGGTCGCGGCAGTCGGATCGTCCACGGTGGTTTCCGTGTCGTCTGCGGTCCATTCGCTGTTTTCTGCGTCCCATTTAGCCGCGTGGTTATTGATGGTGACGTGTGCGAGGGCGTCGGCTGCGTTCCACGCGGCGTTGATGTCGGTGTAAGACCATATGCCGGATGTGATCGCGCTAGTCTCGGCGTCGGTGAGGGTGATCGCCGCGGATCGGGGGCGCGTGACGCGGATCGACACGGTCCCGTCTCGGTCTACGGTCCAGGAGCCGAGGACCGAGGCCGTGAGGGCGTCCAGGTGCTTGGCAAGGCTGGTTTCCCAGACGGTCGGCGGCACGGTCTGCGTGGCTGTGTCGTGGATGCGGTAGGGCAGATCGGGGGCTGACTTGATGAGGCGGTCCAGGCGCGCGGTCCAGGGCTCCGATCCGTTTCCCCCGTCCGCTTTGGCTCCGTAGCGCGTGATTGCTGCGAGCCGGGCGACGGTATCGGAGGCGGTGAGGGTGACCTCATAGTCCACGCGCGATCCGGGCTTGTGCGGGGTGATTGTCAGGTCAGTGATAACGCCGGTGTAGATCGCCGTCCGTGTGGGCCAGTGGATCAGGCGAATGGGGGTGCCGTGGTGGAGGCCGGTCGCGCGGGGGCTAAGGGCGTTGATCGCGTGCGCGGTCAACGTGCCCACGGCGGCGCTCATGGCGGGGCCGTTCGTCGTGACGCCGCGTGTCACGGTTAGATCAGTGCATGGGCCGAGGATGTCTTGCCACTGGTCGGCGACCGATTCGCCTTGGTTCCACGCGCGGGTATCCCAGGCGTTGCGGTTCCATGCGAGCGCCCACGGGCGGGGCGCTCCCCTGGTCCAGGCTTGGCGGTTCCAACGGTCGGTGTTCCATCGGAGGCCTGCGCTGCCCTGGATCGGGTAGAGCGCTTGTAGGCTGAGGACGTCGCAGGGCCGTGGGTTGGCTGGGATGTCGGTACGGTCCCAGACCGTGAGGGCTTCAATGGTGCCGGTCTGGAGGCCTGCCACGTCAATGGCGAGCTCGGCCCCCATGTCGCTGTTCTCGGCTGATGTGGTGTAGATGGGGCCGGGCCCGTAGGTGTGGGCCTGGTTGCCGATGCGGATAACGATTGTCTTGCCGGGCTTGTCGGCGCGCACGCGGATTTGTGCGCCGATGCGGTGGCCTGGGACCAGGTTGGGCACTGTGATGGTGAGGGCACTCGATCCGGGCGTGAGGGTGAAGCGGATGCGCCCGCCGCTAAGGGGCTGGCAGGTCGCGCCGGTGTAGTCGGTGATGGAGGGGCTAGGGAGTGTCGTCATCGTCCTGCTCCGTTTAGGCGGGTGTACTGGTCGATGGATTGGGCGATCACGCGGCCAGCGTCAATCGACGGGTGGAGCATGTTCGCGGTCACATGGATGGTGACGCCGCCGCGCGAGCGCATCCCGGCCAGGCCGCTGGCGTCTGGGAGGCCGAGCGAACCGGCGTCGGTGTCGGCGACCATGCCCGTGAGCGCGCCGAGGGATCGACGTACTGCGCCGTACCTGGATTCAAGGCCCCTAATGAAGCCGTCGATCACGAGGCGACCGGCTGGCGTGAGTAGGATCGCGTCATAGTCGGCGGGGCCCTTCCAGGAGGTCAGGCTGGAGGTGAGGCTACTCAGCGTTGATTTGACCGAGCCGATCATTGAGCTGATGCCGTTGATGAAGCCTTGGATGAGGCTTCTACCGGCTCCGATCAGGAGCGAGCCGAGGTTGCCGAGCGCGGATAGGGCGCGGGATGGGAGGGATGAGATGGTGGAGATAGCCGAGGACACGCCGCTGGAGATCGCGCCGGTGATGCCGCTCCAGGCCCCTGAGACGGTCGATGAGATGGAGGACCAGACGCCGGAGAACACGCCGGAGATCACGCCGAGCGCGCCCGTGATGTATCCCTTGACAATCGAGAGCGCGCCGGAGATCACGCCTTGGATGCCGCTCCAGACGCTGGAGACGATCTGCTTAATGCCGTCCCAGACGCCTTGCCAGTCGCCGGAGAGGGCCGAGGTCCAGACCTGGATAATGCCGGAGATGACGCCTATCACGGTGGAGATCACGCTGGAGATTACCTGCCAGACGCCGGATACTACGGTGGAGATGCCCTGCCAGATGGTGTCCCAGTTTGCTGCGAGTCCTTGGAACACATTAATGATGAGATCGACGATGGGCTGACCATAGGATGCCCACGCGGCTTGGAGTTGTGGCCAGACGGCGTCCCATGCGGCTTGAATCTTCTCCCACGCGGCTTGAAGGGCTGGCACTACGTTGGTTTGGAACCATTCGACAACGACGGACACGGCGGCTTTGATCTGTGCCCATGCGGCGTCCACGGCGGCGCGGAAAGTTTCGTTGTTCTGGTAGAGCGCGACGAAGATCGCGACCAGGGCGGCAATGGCGGCGATCACGAGGAAGATCGGATTTGCGGCCATGGTGGCATTGAGTGCCGCCCATGCGGTCTTTGCGGCTCCGATGATCGTCTTGATCTGGGTGAAGGTCTTGAAGCCTGCGACGAATGTCCCGATGACGGCGGCGGCGGCTCCAATGGCGGGGCCGAATTTCTCGAAGAATGCGACGACGCGGGACACGGCGGGCGGGACCGTCGTGGTGAGCCAGTCGATGAGGGCTTGGAGGCGTGGCCGAATCTCGGTTTGGAAGACGGCGGCGGCTTGTTTGATCTTCGGGACGACGGTGGCCTGGATGCGCGCGGCGAAGTCCTGGAGGGCGGGAATGGCGACGTCCTTTGCCCACGTCGATAGCGATTCGAGCGCGGGCACGAGGTGGTCAAGGGCGGCAGTCGCGAGGGCGGTCACCATGGGCAGGACCAGGGTACCCGCCTTGGCGGCGAAGTCGCCGAAGTGAGCTTTGAGGACTTGCACCTGATGCGCGAGTGTATCGCCTTCGCGCGCGAAAGCCCCGTGCGCGTCGGCGGTCTGCTCCATAATCAAGGCCAAGGTCGCGGCCTGTTGCGCTTCGTTATCGAATGAGCCGCCCACCTTTTGGAAGCCGAGCTCGGCGGCTTTGGCGTCGATGCTGGCCTGCTTTAGCGATACACCGTAGCGCTCAATCGGATCGCGCTCCCCCTTTAGGGCGCTGGAGAGCGCGGCGACGGCGTCGGCGGTCGTGCCGCCGAATTGCGCGCTGAGGTCGGCGGCGACGCCGATCAGGTCGTTGGTCTTGCCTGCGAGCTGGTCGATGGAGGTACCGCCGTTTTTGAGCTGTGCGCCCAACAGAGTGCCGAGCTCTTGATACTCATTCTTGGTCAGACCGACCGAAGACGCCGCCGTATCGGCGAAGGCCTTCATCTGGTCTGCGCCGGACTTGAAGACGGCTTCGATAGCTCCAGTTGACTGCTCCAGGTCGGCGGCGGCACTGACTGCCTTCGCCCCGGCGACGCCGATAGCGGCTGCGCCAGCGGCGGCGACGGTCGCGAGGGTCGTCACGGCCTGTTTGCCAGCGTTCGCGAGATTCGTCAGGCCAGTTTCCTTTGCCAGGCCCTTGAATGCGCGGCTAAAATTCTTGGTCTCGGCGACAACTGAGACTTTGACGACGTGGCCAGCCAACGGTCATCCTTTCTGTGCTTTGGCGCGTTCCTGGAGGAGGTCCAGGATTGCGCGGGCGTCTTCGAGCGTGAGGTGTTCGCGCGCCTCCCATGGGCTGATCCCGGCGTCCACGGCGAGGATCGCTAGGACGGGGCTTAGGGAGGTCGCGCCGGTCATTCCCCCGGCGTTTCCTGGGTGGAAACGAGGGCGGTTGCGTCTTCCATGGTCAGATCGGCGGCGGCGGTGTAGGCGTCGTCACGGGTCTGGTAGCCGCCGCGCCGGAACAGGAGGACGGCACACATGGCGATCATGGGCCTGGCGAGCTTGCCGCCCGCTTCGGGGTCGAAGGACGTGATCGGTTCGCCGGTCTTGCGTTCGTAGTACTCCAGGTCGCCGAGGGTGAGCGCGTTCATGTTCATTGATGTGGTCCTTACCAGTTGTGTTGATCGAGTAGTTCCTTGATGCCCTTGCCAAAGCCAGCGAACGTCCTGGGACGCATCTTTTCTTCGGCTTGCGAGAGCCAGCGGGGGCCGCTTCGTGAGTCGGCTCCCCAGTGACGCACACCCGCGTATGGGAGGCGGGTCTTAGAGCCGACTCTCACCATGACTTTCCGCTTGGATCGGCTGGGTTTGATCCCGGCTTGCAGGTCGCCGTCCTTGTGGGGTGCCATCGTCTTGGCGAGGGTGGCGATAGGTGTTGCGAGCCGGTATGTGAGGTCTTTCAGGTCCGTGACGGCCACGCCTACCGCTTCGGCGTCGCGCAGGAGCGCTTTAATGCCGGTGATTTCGACGCTACCGCCGTCCAGATTGACGCGGCCGTCACGAATGCCGGTCATGGAGGTTAGTTATCTTCCATGTTGCCAGCGCCGAGCGTCGATGTGGCGGTCAGCTTCTCGGGTTCGCCCTCGCACTGCCACTCGAAGTCGAACGTCGAGCCCTTTTCGTCGCCAGCCTCGGAGCTGATCGACGGCTTGACTCCGATCTTCGCCTTGATCTTGAAGTGCGGCTGCTTCGCGGTCGCAACCTTATTGCCGAAGGGGGCAACGAGGACGTCCACGGTACGGCCAGCCTGGGACCAGAGCATGTCCCAGAAAGACCCGGCGTCGAACGAGACAATGGCCTTTCCCTTCAACTTCCATGCCGAGGACGCGCCGGATAGGGCGTCTGCGAAGGTGACGACGTCCTTGTCAGAGGTTTCGGGCGCGAGTTCGTAGCTGGAGATATCGCTCCAGTAATCCTTGCCTCCGATGGAGAAACCGAGCTTGTTACCGAGAATGCGGGCGTTGCGGGTGACAGTCATGGTCAGGAGTCCTTTTCTATGGTGTAGGTGATTGCGGTTGAGATGGGCGCGGCGAGGTAGGCCTGCCCATCGGCGCCCTTGATCGTCTGGTAGGCGTCAACGGCGGCAAACATGCCCTCCCTGACCATGCCGACAACGATTGTGTCAACGGCTGAGTCCAGGCGGGCGACAGACAGGGCGTTGGTGGTCGGCGCGACCGCTACCGTGATCGAGAGCCGTACCGTGACGGACCCGTGCGCGTTCTCGTCGGCGGCGACCAGGGGCGTGCCTTCCGTGACCACGACGCACGGCGGGGCGAGCCGTTCGGGGATTGACGTCAGGACGGGAATGGAGGTGATCCGGGTCAGGATATCGGCGAGATCGGCGCGGGCGGCGGCGATAGGTCCACTGTTGGTTGTCATGAGATCGCGAGGGGTAGATAGGGGGCCAGGAGGGGTCGCGCGGCGACCATGGCGTCACGGGCGACGCGGATCGCCGCCGTGCCGTCGAAACCATCGGCAAAATTCTTGATCCCGTTGGGGGCACTGCGCCGGTGATAGAGCTCTGCGGCTACTTCGATTTGCGCGCGCTCCAGGATTTCGGCGGGCACGGTCGCGGAGCCGACCTGATCGCGGATGAGCGTCGCTGCCTGGTCTGCACACTCTTTCAGGAACGTGTCGTTGGGCACGTCCCCTACGTAGGCGGCAATGCGGGCGGTCAGGTCGGCTCCCACGGTCAGGCTCCGATCTTCAGGGGCACGAGGCCGGTGGGGTACTCGGTGGCGACTGCGCCGTATCGGTAGACGGAGAACGCCTTGGACAGGTTCATGATGTTCTCATCCTGGAGCTGGGTCAGCGGCGTTTCGTAGGTGCGCATCGCCTCGGCGTTGTAGAACGTTCCGACGATTCCTTCTCCGAGGTCTCCGGCGTTGGCGCGCAGGTTGCAGGTGATGGGAACGTCGAGGAGAACGCCGGTGAGCGCGCGGGCGTTGGTGGTGCCGATCGTGTTCGCCGGGTTCTCGTTCACGCGCATGAGGGGCCGTCCGTCGGTGCCGGTCAGGCCCGTGAGGGCCTTGAAGGTGGCTTTGTCCACGATGAGGCCGTCAAGGGTCAGGGCCTGGTCGGTGAACTGGGCGGCGGCGTCAATGAACAGGTCAGAGAGGTCGGCCCAGGTGAGGGCGTTCGCGGCCTTGGAGACGGCGATCTTGTTTGCGTCCTGAGCCTTGACTGCTTCGTTGAGCTTGCTGGTGAAGTACGCGGCTTTTGCCTGCCCAGCCGCGAGGGCCATACCGCGCAGGTGAACGTCCAGGAGGTTGACGCGCGTGCGCTCAATCGCCTGGCGGGTGAGCTTGGTGTAGCCGCCGAAGGTCTTGATGGGGGTCGTGCGGTCCTTCGTGGTGACCTTACCAAGGGGCAGGTCGTCGCCTTCGTTTTCTTGCACACTCACAGACAGGCTGTTGGTATCGAGCTCGGTAAAGTCCAGGTTCATGCCTTCGGCGGGCAGGGGGCCAGTAGCGAACAGGCCGGCGACGACGTTGGGCTTTTCGACCAGACGCACGAGGTCTTTAATCCACTGAGGATGGGTGAGGGTCGAGTCGGCGGTCGATACCGTACCGTCATAAGCCCTCATCATGAGGTCGTCGATGGAGGCGCGATAAGCCTCGTCATTGATGATTGCTTTGAGGGCTTCGCCGGGGGTGCGCGTATCGGCGGCGGGCGCGGTGCCGCGCGCGGCGGTGGCTGCGAGGGTCGCGCGCTGTTCCATGGCGGTGATGTCGGCGCGCAGGTCGTCCAGGTCGGAGGCGAGCGCGTAGGCGGGTGCGTCGGTCATGGGGTATGTCCTTTCGGGGGTGGGTTGGTTGCGTACTTCGGTCACGGTCGCGCCGTCGTAGGCAGGGAAGGGGACCAAGGAGACTTCTCGGAGGTCCAGGCTGGTAATGGTGGTGTGGAGCCCGGCCTCGTCCTCGGTTCGCTCGAAGGCAAGCGGGATGAATCCAATGGAGAGCCGGTCGATCACTCCATCGCGCACGAGCTGGTAGGCGTCGCGCGCGGCTTGAGTGTCCGAGAAACGCGCTTCGATCTCGATGCCCGCGTCGGTCTCGGTGATTGAGATGATTAGGCCGATGGGTTCGTCGTGGCGATAGAACAGCTTCAGGCTTGTCGCGTCCTCAGCTCGGTCGGCGAGAGCACCGGGCGCGATTGTCTCGAAGTATCCGTCGAACAGCTCGATTTCGACGCCGTAGGGCACGGCCAGGCCGCGCACGGTGCGCGGCTCGGCGGCGTCGTCGGCTCGGATGGCGAAGGCGCGGGTCTGGAGGTCACTCATTGGGCTGGTCCTTTGGGGTGGCGGCGGTGGGGTCGGTGATGCCTTCGATGCGGCGCGCATAATCGGGCGTGTAGATACCGGCGTCGATAGCGGTCTTATGTGTGGCCATGCGGGCGGCGGGGGTCGCGCGCAGGATCGCGTCGAGATTGAAACGCACGGTGGTGCCGCGCGGGACGATTGAGGTCAGGGCGTCTTCGATCTCTCGCAGGTACGCCATGAGCGTCCATCTAATGAAGTCTGTCGCGGCGTCATTGATGTTCTGGTAGGTCAGACTCGATCCGTTCACCGCCGCTAGGAGCATGTGCGCCGGAATACCGAACATGCGACCGACTGCGAGGACGTCGAAGGCGCGGGACTCCAGGAACTGAATCTCGGACGGGGTGAGGTGGAGGGGCGAGTACTTCAGGCCCGCGCCGATGACGGCGACGCCGCCGCGCTGGGAGTTGGATTCATTCCAGGCGCGCTTAGCGTCGGCGGCTTGTGCGGCGGTGATCGGCTGTTCAGTGGAGAGTACGCCGGTGGGCACGCCCGCGCCGCTGGTCCAGTTCGCGGCGTAGGATGCCATTTCGGTCGCGCCCTGAAGGGATCGCGCGCACGCCTGGATCGGGCCGAGGCCAGCGGCTTCGCCGGGGATGTAGGTCAGGCGCAGGTGTCTGATCTGATCGGGTTTCCAGGTGCGCGAGCGCCATTGCACGGTTCGTTCGCCCGTGTTGTTGTCCAGGACGGGAAGGCATTGGGTGGGGTCGAGTACGCGCAGGGAGTTGGCGCGCCCATCGCCGGTGCGTCCAATGAGCCAGTAGGCGTTTCCTCGGAGGGCGAGGCTGGCGATTGTCTCGGCAATGAGCGCGGTAGGGGTCAGATCGGGGCCGGGCGTCGCGACGACGGTGGGCATGTCGCGGCCTTCGAGCTGTGAGCCGTCGCGCCAGGCGTCGAGCGAGATTTGCTTGCCAGCGGCCTGGAGGACACTCACGGCGCGATAGACCGAGTCCAGGGCGAGAGCGCCGCGCTCGGTGATGAGCGCTGCTTCGCGTGTGGGCGGCGTGATGCCCGCTGGGATCGGGGTTCCGGTCTCGGCGCGGTGGAAGCCGAATAGGGATGCGAGGGAGGCCATGGCTGAGAGTATGCGGCGTACCCGATTCGCAGACCGGCTTATATGTGTCGCCAGCGGTACGCGCTGAGGGCGCGGCGTGCGTGCCGGTCGCCTGGGTGAGCGTAGCGCTCATGCTCGGAGACCTGGGTCAGGGCGCGCTCATGCGAGGCGGCGGGGAGGCCCCTCCATCCGCATTCGCACATGGGCAGGTAGGTGCATGCCGAGGCGTCAACGTGAATTCGCATGGTGGGGCTCCCTGGGTGAGGTCAGTAGATTTGGATGCCGGGCCGGGGCTGGCACGCGGCCCATACAGCGACGGCCCCGGCGCGTAGGGCGTCGATGGGGCGCGGCGATTTGGCGACGTCGAATGCGGTCACGCCGGATAGCTGTCGCAGGACAACGGCCCCGGTGGCTTTGATGAGCTCTTGGTTGCCGTCGTGCGTGAGGCGTTTCGCGTTCACTCGATCTAGGAGCAGCTGGCAAGCCGAGGCGTATTCGCGGGTGGCCAGGGTGGTGATCGGCGTTCCCTCGGCTTCGAGATCGGCGGCGAGCGTGCGCGTAGGGCCAGCTGGATCGCATCCGATCCACGCATAGCCAGCGTCCTGGAGGCCGTGGAGCGCGGGGCGTACCCAGTCGATGCCGGGCCCTGACATGACGGTCGCTAGGCAGGGGTCGCCGTCGTCGTCGATCCAGGCGGCGGCGATAGTCGCGGCGGATCGGTCGGCGGCGAGGTCGACGGCCAGGCAGACGCGCGAGGGATCGGGCGCGGTCAGGTCCAGGTCCATGAGCGAGCTAAACAGGTGGATGTCCACGGCGGTTTCCTCGGCGGCGGTCTCCAGGTTCAGGATGGACCGACGCCACGAGGCGAGGTTGTCGGATCGCAGTGCCCTGATCTTATCGGCGGTCTGCGTGTGTCCGAGCGCCGGGTGGAAAGACAAGGTTTCGTCGCTGTAGGGGTCGCGCTCGGCGGCTTCTTCGTCTGCGCTCCACTCGAAGAAACACATGCGGCTATGCGGATCGTCTACGGACTTCCTGCCCTGGCGAATCAGCTCATTGAGATACGCCGATTTGTCGGTGCCCTTCGTGGAGACGATCCAAAGCTGCGAGTCCTTGATAGTGAGCTGGGTAGGGTTGATAGCGGTCTCCAGGGCGAGCCCTGCTTCGGCGTCGAAAGCCCACGCCTCGTCCACGGTCACGAGGTGGAGCGAATCGCCGTGGATCGACTTCGGGGTTGGCGCGAACGGGCTGATGAAGCTTCCGCGCTTTAGGTACTCGGTTCGCTCGGAGCCTTGCGAGGCGTACACCCTGAAATATCCGGGCTTTTTTTCTGCGTTGAGCGCGGTGTTGATCTGTTTCCACCGTTTGCGAGCGTCTTTGCCTGTCTGCGCTGTCATTAGGATTTCGTGCCGGTTGTAGGCCATCATGCGATCCACCATGACGGCGCGCAGGAGGAAGGACTTCCCTGCTTGGCGCGGGACCGTCACGACGACGACGGGATACCTCCAAGCCCCCGGCGTCTCTGGGTCGAGCTCTAGGGCCACGTCGGCGACCTGGCGCTGCCAAGGCATGAGCGAGCCGCCGAGGAAGGCGGCGGTCGCGGCGATCCGAGCGCCGAAGGTGGGATTATCCGGGTTGCGGCGGGTCGCGTACTTCGGTGCGGCGGTCATGAGCGGGTGAGGGCGTCGCGGGTCAGCTCGGCAAGCGCCGCGTCGAAGGCGTCAAGCTCTCGGTCGGTCCCCTCGGCGGGGCGAGGCAGACTATCGAGCGATTCGAGCACGTTCTTTAGGACGTTGGAGGTCGCGACGCTCGGTGCGCCTCCGTTCAGGCTCCGATCAAGGGCGGCGGCGGCTTTGGTGAGCGCAGCGCGCTTCGCCTTCTCGATTGGGCCGAGGACGCCCTTGGCATCTAGGTCATCGAAGGCTTCGCGCACGGCGTCTTCGATCTCCCCCGTTGGGGGCGGTTCCACTTGGAACAGTTCGTTGGTCATCTCTCGCATGGTGTGGGTTTCCGGTCTGGGTTTGGGCCGATTCGGGCCGGTTTATCTGGGCGTCGGGGGGAACAGGAA